TCCCCGATCTGTTTGTGCCCAAGGCGCAGATGAATGACGCCGGGCAGCCGGGCAAACCCACCTACGCGGCAAACTTTTTGATGGAACCGGATGACCCGCAAGTCGATGAGTTGAATGACGTGATCGATGCCGTCATCCTCGAGCACTGGGGTGACAAGGCCAAGGCAATGGGCGCGGCGCTGCGTGGCGCCGATCGCGTCTGTTTGCATAATGGCGATTTGAAAGCGGACAAGTATGAGGCCTACGGCGGCATGTACTTCGTGACCGCCAGAAACGGCACGAAGCCGAGCATCTTGGATCGTGACAAGACGCCACTCACGCAAGCATCGGGGCGCCCGTATGGCGGCTGCTTCGTCAATGCCGTGCTCGATGTGTGGGTGCAGGACGGTAAGGGCGAGAAAGCCAAGCACGGCCGGCGCGTGAATGCGACTTTGATGGGGGTGCAGTTCGTGCGTGATGGCGATGCGTTCGCGGGCGGGCCGCCGGCGAAGCCCGAGGATTTCCCAGATTTGGACGTGAGCAACGAAGCCTTGGCGTAGTGCAGCCCGTGAAGTCGATAGAAGAACTTGGCAACACCGGGATCAGGGTTGTGCTGCTGAGACGCACGGGTGAGGAGTCAGTAGCAGCAGCGGTCGGCTATCGCGATGCGCATGGCAACATTCGGGGGTGGTATCGCGCCAGACCACCAACTCATTGGACCCAATTGCCGACTTACCCGCCGCGCATTGTGTTGAAACGGAATCGGTGATCAGTGGACCTTTTCTTGGACATTGAGACGCGCAGCCGCACGTTGAATCTCTTGACCGTCGGGGTGTTCAAGTACCTCGAGGATTGTGAAATTACGGTGATCGGTGTAGCGATCGACGATGACGGTGCAGGGGTTCATGACTGGAATCCACGTACTAGCTTTTGGGTACAGAAAGCGATTGAGGCCGCCGATCAAGTCATTGCGCACAACGCTGAATTCGATTTCACCGTGCTCGAGGCGAAGGGCTGCCCGGTGCCCGTCGGGAAGCAGTATTGCACCATGCACCAGGCGCAGCGCCACGGGCTGCCGGGCGGCCTCGAGAAGCTGTGCGAGATATTCAAGATCCCCGAGAATCAGGCGAAGCAAAAAGAAGGTCGCAAGCTGGTCTTGTTGTTTTGCAAACCCTTAAAAGATGGGAGTTTTGCCAATGCCCAAACCCACCCCGAGGAATGGCGACGCTATCGAGAGTATTGTCGGCTGGATGTCATCGCTATGCGCGAATTGCACCATCGAATGCCGCAATGGAATGATGCACTTGAAAGACCCTTGTGGGAGCTCGACCATTGTATTAACGCTCGCGGAGTTTGCGTTGATACACAATTCGCTCGAGCAGCTGTTGAGGCGCTTTCACATAGCAGCCGCGCAGCTGACGACGGGGTTGCCTTGCTCACCGACGGTGCCGCCGATCGGGGAACACAGCGCGCCCGGATACTAAAAGCCCTACTCACCGAATTCGGCGTCGACTTGCCCGACATGCAAGCGGCCACACTCGAGAGGCGATTAAAAGATGAAACGCTCCCCCAAGTCGTCCGTGAACTCATCGGCCTCAGACTGCAATCCGCCAAGTCATCCGTCGCAAAGTTTAATACCCTTCTCAACTGCGTTAGCGCTGATGCGCGCCTGCGCGGAGCACTTGGCTATTGTGGAGCGCAACGCACACGACGCTGGGCAGGACGGCGATTTCAGCCGCATAACCTTCCCCGACCCACACTGCCCTGGGAGGAAATTTACTTTGGAATACGAGCCTTCAAAGCCGCCGCGATTGATCTTGTCGTTGGATGACACCGATGACGAGGATCAAATTTTATCCCCGATCAAACAAGCGCTGATCGACAACATAAACGAGTACGCACACCCCAAATGCCCACCGTCGCAGAGTACGCCAGTAACGCCTTACGAGGGGTCGTTGTTGCAGCACCCGGAAGGAAACTCCTGGTTGCAGACCTTGCCAACATCGAGGGGCGGGTGGTTGCTTGGGCTGCGGGCGAGCAATGGAAGCTGGACGCGTATAGAGCTTTCGATGCCGGAGTCGGACCCGATCTTTACAAAGTCACCTACGGACGCACCTTCGGCATAGATGCAAATTTCGATCACAAGACGATCCAAGGCTACCAGTGGCGACAAATCGGCAAAGTGATGGAGTTGATGCTGGGATACGGCGGTGGAGTCGCGGCGATCGTGACCGGCTCTGAGACCTACCATTTTGACTTAGGATTGATGGCACCCTTGTGCTGGCCCAGCATTCCACGCGACTTGCAATTGGACGCCGAGGGGGCGTGGTGGTATGCCGTGAAAGAGGAGCGCACCTTGGGGCTCACCAAAGAGGTTTATTGCGCCTGCGATGGGGTCAAAAGGCTCTGGCGGCGCAATAATCCAAACATTGAAGGCTACTGGGAACAGGTTGAATGGGCGGCGACCACGGCGCTCACGAGCTCCGCGCCGGTGGTGGCCGGCCCTTTGGAGTTCGATCGGGTGGACGCGTGGCTGCGCATGCGGCTGCCCGCTGGCGGCTATCTGTGCTACCCCGGGGCGCACGTCGCCGGGGGCAAGCTCACGTTTCTAGGCGTAAACCCGTATACCAAACAGTGGGGCCGCATCAAAACCTGGGGCGGCACGTTGGTCGAGAACGCGACGCAAGCGATTGCCCGCGACGTGCTGGCGCAAGGAATGCTGAATGCCGAGGCAGCGGGACTGCCGGTGGTGTTGCATGTGCACGATGAAGCCGTGTGCGAGGTGCCGGATGATCCTCGATGGTCAGTAGATTTGCTCGAGGTTTTTATGATCGACATGCCGGAATGGGCGCAAGGGTTACCCTTGGCAGCGCACGGCTTTGAAACTGATCGGTAACACAAGGAGACGTTTGAATGTTCCCCCGCAAAGTGATCGTCAGCCAGGAAATGACCCCAAGCATTCGCGGCCGGCACAATAAAGTCACACTCGAGTGTGGCCACGTGCACGTACTCTACGGCTCGCGCAAGTTGGCCAAAACCATGAAATGCCGGCAGTGCCCTGCGGTCGGCTCACTCACGGCCCGACCGGGTAATTTATGAGATGCACGCACCGTGAACTACGAATCAAAACCGAACGCGATCGATGTAGCTGGGTTGTGTGCAGTGTGTGCAAGAAACGTGGCCCTTCCAAGCATAGCCAAACTCTGGCCCTGCTGGGTTGGATACTACATGTTGCCAACCAACATCCGAGGTGACGCCGTGGAAGCTGATCTTGAGGATTGGGCGCGCATGCAAATCGCCAATGCAGGCGGCTGGATGTGCAAGTGGGTGATCCCGAGTGTGAAAGGCCCGCCGGACAATATTGTGTTTTGGCCGCAAGGCCGCTCGGCGGCGCCGATCGTGCATTTCCTCGAGTTCAAAAATGGCGTCGACGGCAAGGTGGAAAAATTGCAGCACGAGTTCCACAAGCGCCTGGCGTACTTCGGGCACACGGTGAAAGTTCCCCGCGATAAAGTGTGGATATCCGCGTATATCGACCGCTACGCGCCTAAACCGTTGCAGCCGGCAAAGCTGCCGTGAGCGAAAAACCCAAGGTGTTGCGCATCGATTCCGAAACTGCCTTAAAGGTGCTCAATGACATTGGCGCACCGATGCCGCGCAAAGTGGCCGATTATTGGTGGGTCGATGCCGGGGAGTGGCACGCCTATTTAGACTCACAGTTCGACACAGGGGGAAAACCGTGACCCAGAAAGCTCGCATTCTCGCTGTCCTACTCGACGCGCCAGCAACGACGCCGGAAGTCGTGGCGGTCACCGAACTGCCGCTTAAGCATTGCTGCGCGATCCTGCGGGATCTGTGGAAGGCCGGTGTCATAAATCGCACGCCATTCCGTCGATACAAGTTGGCGCCGACGTTTCTTTACTCTGTTGTCGACACAGGAGCGAAGGGATGAGCACCTTTCTCGACAAGAAAGATCAGATCCGCGAGGAGCTCGCGCTGATGGCGCACGAGTTCAACAAGGACGGCTTCTATCAAGCCGCACTCAAAACGCAGGAGGCCATTGTTGCCGTGACTGCGATCGGAGAGCACGGACTCGACTTGGACGGTAGCGAGTGGAAATGGCCTACTGCCGATGGAGGGGGAGAACATGGCTGAAAAAGTGAACCATCCGGCGCACTACGGCGGCGCTGACAATCCCTATGAGGCCATCAAGGTCATTGAGGCGTGGGGGCTGGGCTTCTGCCTTGGCAACACCGTCAAGTATATCTCGCGCGCTGGCAAGAAAGACGCCGCCGCGGAAGTCGAGGATCTTAAAAAGGCTCGCTGGTATCTGGACCGCGAGATTCAGCAACGGGAGAAGAAATGAAGATTGACGTGCTTGACCATGGCTATGTGCAGCTAATCGAGACCTGGGGCGACGGCGTAGACGGCGACGAGGATTACGAGGTCGGCATTATCGAAGCCGCCCGCCAATCGACGCAAGCCTCATTCCGTGGATGGGATGAGGATGCAAAGCTGCTCCGGTTTCTTCACAAGAACAACCACTCCACGCCGTTCGAGTTCGCTGGCATGGTGATCGAGGTTCAGGCGCCAATCTTCGTGTTCCGCGAATGGCACAGGCACCGCACCCAAAGCTATAACGAGATGAGCGCGCGTTATGCACCGCTCCCTGATCTCTACTACACGCCAGATCGCTCCAACGTCGTACAGCGTGGAGAAGCGGCAGGCACGAACCGGCAGGCATCTAGTATTGCTGAATTTCATTCGGCGGTCGTAGATCCTTGGCTTGCCAATTTAGATCAGTTCTATAGAGACGCCGAGCGGCTTTACCAGGACGGCCTAGCCGCTGGCATTCCGAAGGAACTTGCTCGCGTGGTCATGCCGGTAGGCCACTACACGCGCATGCGGGCATCAGCGAACCTGCGCAATTGGTTGGCGTTCCTCACGCTGCGCCAGGACTCGAAGGCCCAATGGGAAATCCGCCAATACGCGGATGCGGTTGGCAAGTGTGTAGCCGTGATGTTCCCGCAGACGTGGGCGTGCTTCGCCCCCAGCTACATCGATAGCGTTCGGTTTTGATTCGTAGTAGCCGTGACTTCACCCCCAAACCTTACCAAGGTGTCGCACTTGATTTTCTTAAAGCGACTCCCCGAGCCAATTTGTTCGCTGACATGGGATTGGGAAAGACAGCAGTGGTACTCTCGCTTATCCGAGAATTCGGATTGGACGATGTGCTGGTGGTTGCTCCGCTTAGGGTTGCAAAATGTGTCTGGCCCGCCGAGCAGCACAAGTGGAATCAGTTCCAAGGCCTCGGTGTCGAGTGGATAGGCGGCACCACCACGGTAGCGAAAACCGAGCGGCAGATACACCTCCTCGCCACGCCGCGCATTGCCACGATCAATTACGAAATTCTGGTCAAGATGATGATGGAGTTGGGAACGTCCTGGCCTTTCAAAACGGTGGTGTGCGATGAATCCCGCAGACTCGCAGGTTTTAGGATTAGATATTCGACGAAACGATCGCGGGCTCTTGCTCGTTACGCTCACGATCGAGTTGAACGTTGGATCAATCTCACTGGAACACCTAATCCAAATGGGCTCACGGATTTGTGGGGCCCTCAATGGTTTATCGACGGTGGAAAATCCCTAGGGAGAACGTATGGCGATTTCCAAGACCGATGGTTCTACCGATCCCCGCGGCGCAAAACACCGCAGTACGCCGAGCTCTTGCCCCACGCGCACGCGCAAAAGGAAATCGAAGATAGGATGCGAGCCACCACGCTATCGATTAGAGCTCGCGATTGGTTCGACGTCCGAGAACCCGTTGAAAATGTCGTATGGATTGATCTACCTGCAAGTGTTCGATTCAAGTACCGGGAAATGGAAAGACATTTTTACGCAGAGTTTGAGCGTGGTGTTGTCACAGCTGCTAACTGCGCTGTTAAAGTCGGCAAGCTCCTCCAAATCGTATCGGGTGCCGTCTATCACGCCCAAGGTGATCCGTCGCTCGTCCACGATGAAAAGCTCGAGGCGCTCCGGTCTATCGCCGTGGAGACAAGTGCGAACCTCCTCATCGTCTACCAGTACGTCTCCGAGCTCGAGCGCATCAAGAAAAAATTCAAGGCCGCTGTGGACATTCGTGACAAAGGCGCTATTGATGCATGGAACCGCGGCGAGATATCGATGCTATGTTGCCATCCCTCGAGCGCCGGGCATGGGCTTAACTTGCAGGACGGCGGCCATCACATCGTCTTTTTTACACCGACTTTTGATGCCGAGCTCTACAATCAGGTTTTGCAGCGCATTGGCCCGGTGCGCCAATTACAGTCTGGCTATGACCGATTGGTGTACGTGCACCACATCCTGGCGCGTGGCACGATCGACACGGCGGTCAAGACCCGGCGCGAGGGTAAGGAAACCCTCATGGAGCTCTTGCTCGATCACATGCGCGGCGAGCTCGCCTAGAGTCGCAAGAGAATCACGACCAGCAAAATGAACAGCAGCAGTCCGCCGCCACCATAGCCGTAGGTGCCCCAGCCACCCCAGTGTCCGCCGCCGAGCAAAGCCAACGCAACCACCAGCAGGACAATCAAAAGAAGTGGGTTGTTCATGGGTGCCTCAATTTAGGTGACGCAGCCTTGACGCTTGCGTTGGTTGTAGTGGCAAAGATCGTCGCCGGCTGCGCGATCGCCAAGAAAGGCAACATCGCCTGACCGAACAACGTGAGCTGCGATGCGAGTCCGGTATACCCCGTGCAGGCGTTGATTTGCATATCGAACCAGTTATTATCGCCCATGCAATTGGCAAGGTCGTTGTCGTCCCAGGCCCAAGCGGCCCAGCCGAGGCCATTCGCCTCCGCTGCCGCGACAATCTGCGCAGGGGTGATGTTCGTTGGCGAGGGGCCGATGCCATTGCCGGGACCGAACTCGAGGACAGCGTAAACAGCGCCGACAGTCGTTTGCAGTTTGCCGAGCGTGGCGAATCGAGCTTGCACCCCGGCCAAGGTCGGGCCCGGCTTGGCAAGGCTCTCGCCGTACTCGTGCAGCGAGAAAATTATGTTTTTCTGTGGGTCAGCGGCGAACACTGCGGCCGAATAGTTCGCCAGGTCGTTGATGTCCTGGCCACATCCGCCCGAGTCGATCACGAGTGTCCCGAGATAGCCCGCCTTGCGCATCGCAGTCACGGCGCTGATGTTCGAGTCGCGCCACACGGTCGAATTGGTCGGACCCCATTCGTTGGCGATGTTGAGCAACATGTACTTATTGAGCGTCGTCCACGAGGAGGCCGTTGCCACCCAGTTCGCGACCGCTGCCGCGACCACTGCCGGATCACTCGAGCAGGACGTATCCGCTCCGGCCGGGGTGATTGTCGTGACCGGGATCGGCACCTGTTTGTAGTTGATGGCATTGGTCGTCATGCCGGCAACGAGTGATGCGACCGATGCGCCATAGTTCGTTTCAACCAGGACGCGCTGCGCGTTCGCGTGCGTCAAGGCGAGCCCAGGATTAGGCGCGATATCGTAGTGCGCGCGATCGACGCCACGAATGATGAACGGATTCCCGTTGGCATCGTAGAGCTTGCCATTCAACACATAAAAACCGTTGCCGGTGTTGTATGCCGGGCGCGTGGTGCCGCCGGTGGTGGCCGGGGTGCAGGTCCAACACGTCGGATACGGTGAACTAGTCCATGTGCCTGCCGGGCAGCTCGCTGCCGCCGGCGCCGCGGCGCAGGCAGGGGTTGGCAAGGGGGACGTCAAGGTGCCGCCAGCGGGCAGCCAGACGGCCGGCACGGCCACTGTGCCCCACCATCGGGGCGGCGTGACAGCGGCGGATTCCTGCCAGACTTCGCCCGCCACGTAGGCGAGCTCGAGCACCTTCTGGGTCGAGGCATCCGCCGAGCCGTTCAAGGTGATCTGCGCCCCGGCGCTGATGCCCCAGGTATTGCCCTTGGCATCGGTGATCAAGGACGCCGAGGGGGCAATGATCGCCGTACCGCTCGGTGATGCGCTGCCGCCGACCGTGAACGTGGTCGGCGTGCCCGCGGTGGTCACATAAGGCGTGTTGACGTAAGGCCCGGGCCCTAATTTCGATTCTGCGGTGGTCGCCGCGGAGAGACTAGCGAAAGGGCTGCCGGTGATGGCAACGCCGGCGAAGGTCGCCTTATAGACCGTTCCAGCCGTCTGCGCCATCGCTACGGTGGATAGCAGCAATGTGAGCAGCATCGATTTCATGACTTAATTCCTGATCAGTTGGACACCGATTGTCGGTTGATAGGTCGGGGGCGGCGGAGGTGGGGGATTGAGCGCAAGTAAAATCTCCCCGAGGAGCACGATCTGCACCTCGAGGAGCTTTTCAATTCGGTGGGCCTGTTTGCGCTCCTCGCTCCAGCCCTGGCCGTATTGGTAATCCATCGATGGATTACTTGCGAAGTGCGGCGCTTCGTACGCTGGCCGTTGGCGCCACACCTTGAGTCAAGGTGATTGCGGTTGTCGGCTGGAAAGTCGGCGGCGCGGCTTCGGTGAAAGTCGCCGTGACCGGCGTGCCCAAGGTGGCACCGGTGGAGTCGAGGTCAGTGGCAGTGACCGACACGGAGCCGGTGGCCACGGACGTCGGGAATGACCACGGGGTCGGCGTCTCGGTGCCGGTCAGGACAACCGCGGGCTGCGCGCCGTTGGCATCGGTGACGACCACGGAGGTGCCGGCCGACTGTGCGCCGGTCGGGGTGTTGATGGCGGCGCCTTTCGTTAAGGCGACAGTGACTTGAATGAGGGGGGCGGACATAAAAACTCCTAAGAAAAAAGAGGATGAGTTAAACGCTTTAATTTAACAGAACGCAAATCTACTTGCCCACGGCTGCCGCTTGGGCGATTGCTGCGCTGAACACCGCGCGATCCAAACCGTACTTGTTGAATATCGAGGTGATCGTTGCCGCGGGCACAATGCCGTTGGTCGATTGCGCAGCGGTGATGGCGTTGACGACTTCGGGCGCAGCGGCCAAAAGCCCCAGCAACAATTGTAGGACGTCGGCTACAGGCATTAGGGTGTACTCGGTGGCGTGGCAATGGGCACGAGGCAATTATCGATCGACTGCTTGGCGGCGACGTCGGTGAGACAGGCTTGGACGGTAGTCAGAATGGACGTTACCGTGGCGAGCTCGGAGGTGGCGGAACTCAAGTTGCCGGCCTGGTACGTGGTGTTGGCGAGCGCCAGTGCGGAGTTGATGCCGTCCGTAATCACCAAAATCTTTTTCGCTTGGGCGCTCGTGATCGTGCCCGCTTTCAACGCCGAGGTGGCAGTGACGATCACCGCATCGTCGGCAGCTTCCGCGGCGGCCAAAATTTGCGTGAAGGTTTGCGGTGCTGTGGCAGTGCCCGTGGTTGTGCAGGCAGCCAGCAACAAAACAAAAGGGAGCAGCAATTTCATATTTTACCCCACGGCTTACCCGTGATCGGATGCACGGGTTCCGAATAAATGGTTCCCGGCGGGTGCTGTGTTTCCGGTGGCAGCGGCAGCGGTGCGGCTTGCGCGGCCAAGGTTACCGGATGATTGTCGGCTTGCGCCTGGGTCAAGGTGATCGGCTGTACCGTCGACTTGGCGCGCACGATGGTGCCGATGAATGGCGCGATGACGGCAACGACTCCGGCGGCGTTGCTCACGGCCGTTTGAATTTCGTTGGGAGAGGTGAGTCCGAGGAGCACGCCGGCTTTGGGAAATAGAGCGATTGCGGCGGCGACAAACGTCGTGATCAAGCCGATGGTCTGCGGCGATTTATACCACGGGATCGCTGTTGGCAGTGTGGTCGCGGTCGTCATGCTTGTCCGTTTCCGATTTGACGCCTTTGGCAAAACTCGCAGCGCGTACCTCGGTAATCAAGGCATCCATTTTACCGTCGGTGCTTTGGTGCACGTCCTCGAGCTTGCGAGAATTGCGCAACGATACCACGATACCCCCGATCACGCCTAACAGCGTGGCCGCCGAGGTCATGAGCTGTGCTATTTCCCCGGCACTCACGGCACGGGCACCGAAATGCCGGGCTGATTGGTTACGCGAAAGCCTGATACCACGATAGTCACCTGCGTTTGTTGCGTGAATTGGGTTCCCGCCGCGATCGACTGACTGATCACGTATTGTGGCAGCACAGTAGCAGACAGTGCAAAAGCCGGCTGGGCGATCAAAAATCCGGCATTTAAGAGCGCCAATTGCGCATCGTAGTAAAAAAGGCCGACGACATTGGGCACGGTGATGATCTTGGGCGCCGGCGCCGGGCCCTGGCTGATCACGAGCGGAATGTACTGTCCGGCGAAAGCGCTCGAAAGAAACGGCACGTAGCCCGTGATGACGTAACCGGGAGGAACCAATGAATCGTACACGTAGGTGAGCGCGCCGACATTGACCCCTAAGGCCGCAAGATCCGCGGTCGCCACCCCTAGATTGGTCGGTTCATACCCATCGGCGCTCCACCCCGGAAAGCCGTCCGCGGTGATCGCGTAATTGCCGTCCGCTGACCAACTATTCGTGCCGGGGCCGATCATGGCTCACAGGGACACGAACCAGTCCACGTTGCCGGTGTAGTTGGCGGAGAAATTGATCGTAAAGCCGTTTTGAGCTTTGCCGCTCGACCAGGGCGGCAAGGGACTCGTGGCTGATTGCGTCATCTGAATTTTATAGACCGATGTTGGCAGCGGCGTTGCGAAAGTCACCGCTTGAGTGCTCACGCCCGCGAGTGCTTGGGTACCCGAATACGCGGTTTTCAACGCCCCTTGGACGATCACATCGTAGAACGTTTTACCGTAGCGAGTGTTCGTACCGCCGACCAACACCGCCTCGATTTGATCGGTGGTCAGCCCTACGGCCAATCCTTGCACATCGTCAAAGTAGAAGAATTGTGCATTGCCGGCGGGGGAGTCGATCTTATTGAACGGCGCACCGGAGACGAGCGCGGTGTGCACGCCATAACCGAATTTGAGCGAGGACGTGGTGGCGTTGGCCGTGGGGGCGCCGCTCAACGCACCGCTCCATGACGCCGTGGTCGCGCCATACGCCAAGGTCACCGTGCGCACTTCGGTATCGCTGAAGGTCACCGGCCACGGGCCACTGGCAAAGGTCCACGGCGCGGCGAGCGCCGTGCTCGTGCCGGTGGGGGGTGCGGAGAACACCACCGGGATCGTGGCAATCGTACTGGTGACCACCCCGTCGCTATCGGAGCTTGCCGCGGCGGCCGTGTTGAACGGTTCAATCTGCAAACCGATCACACCCGCCGCATGCGCGAGGATGGTGGATTTTTGCAGGGTGATGCCGCACTGCTTGTTGCGGATGCCGCACACCCCGAAGGACTCCACGTTGGTGCCGATCAGCGTGGGCTGACAATAGTTCGTGGTACCGTCTTCCGCGATATTGTCGGAGAACAGGCCCCAATAGGCACCTCCGGTGTTGATGCCGTTATCCGTCAAGAAGACGGGTTGACCCGAATGCACGCGGTAGGACGCCACCCCTAAGATCGCGGTGCTACCGGAGTTGGTGGCAAGGCCCCCGGTCCACGACACCGTGGTTGCGCCTTGAGTCAAAATAGCCGCATGCGTTTCGCCGTTCAAAAATATGATCGGCATCGTCACCGTGGTGTAGGGCCAGGGGGCCGTGAGCGTGGCGCCCGTCGCGGTCGCGGCCACGTTCCCCGTGAACTGCAATACCGTGTTGACCGGGCCTAAACCGTAGCAATTACGGAAGGAGAGGCTGTTGCCGCCCAGAAAATCGAAATTGTGATAGACCGTGTTCTGGATCGATACGTTCTCCACATAGCTCGTGAACGCGCCCGCCTGATCGTAGATACCGCGCCCGCCGAAGCCGTTGATGAACAAATCGCGAAACACCATGCTGAACGGCGGCTGCGACATGCCGGTGGGCAAGTGGATGCCGTTGCCGGCGGTTGAGCCTGCCGCGGCTGTCAGCTGCAAGCCTTCGATGAGGACGCCGAAAACGGTGGTCCCCGCGCCAAAGGCAATTAAATCCGACGTGGTGTTTGGCGCCACCAACACGCTGCGCAGCTGCCCGTCGCCGCGGATGTGCAGCCCGCCGACACTGCCGTTGATGTTGATGACCCCTTTCCAGGTGCCGCCGGGGATGTAGATGCTCGAGCCCCCGACTTGCAGGGCTTGCGCCACCGCGAGCGCAAGGGCGGCGCTGTTGTCAGAGCTCGCCAAGGTGGCCCCGTAGCGGCGGATATCGCCCGGGTTGTACCCTTGAAGTGTCTGCCCGGCGGTGATGCTCGCCAGCTGTTCCGCAGGGGAGAGCACATAGGGGGAGTAGAGCTCCGTGAAATTCGCGTTGGTCTTCTGGAACGGAACTTGACCTCTATCGCCCGTGCCGTCCCCGGCAACCGTCCCGACATTGACGACTTGTTGCGACATTTAGCCCCGCGCCAACAAGCTCGCAACCGTGTCATCCGGGTCGCAATTCAAAAACGAGCACACATTTTGTATATAGCGCGCGGGGTCGTTTTGCGGCGGCGGCGCGTAATACTGCGCAATCATCTGGCGAAGCGTGATGCCCGGGTGCTCTGTCGTGTATTCGACCAGTTGGTTTTCGAGTCGCGTCCATCCGGTGGCCGCATCGGGAAATGAGCCCACGCTATTTGGCGCATCCGCTGGATGCGTTTCGCCCGGCGCATGCAGCAAATCCCCCGGGTTGTTGTTGCGCGTAGGCACGTCCCCGGGAATGCCGAAGCCCTCCTCACGGCCGATCGCTTGCGCCAGGCGCGTGGTCACGGGGTCAAGAGTCCGGCTTGCGTCAGGTTGATCAGACGGAAATTGGAAATCGTCAAACAGTCATTCAAATTGGTGGGGTTGGCACCGTTGGCCTGCATGCCGTAAAAACACGACACGCCACCGGGCACGAGGCAAGTGTACTCCTGATAAAAGTCTCCCGCCGGGTAGGTCGCTTCGTTGCCGATGGGGCCTTGGGTTCCGGCCACCGTGCCATAGGACTGCATATTCAGCCCAAAAGACGCGCCGCCGCTGCCGACGTTTGCTTGAATGAAAAAAGTACCGGGAACCGCTGCCGCGACATTTGGCGCCCATTTGATGCGAAACGCCATCACGAGCTTATCACCCACGGCGCATGTGAAGGGCACAGTTGGTCCGGCCGTCAGCCCGACGTTGCTCGCACCGTCGCCCAAAATTTGCATGGCGTTGCCAATGTAGTTCGGCAAGTTGAGGCCGGTGCTGCCAAACAGCGCCGGGGTGCCGGCAAAAGGTGTGTGCAAACCGGCACCACCGAATTCAGTGCCGGCGCCATTGAACAGCGTAAAGAGCGCAGGCGATGCGGGCACACCCCAGCCGTTGCCGCTCGGATAGCTCGAGGCCGAATTGATGGTGCCGGCGTGTGTCTGTAGCAAAGGATCCGCATTGGAGAAAGCGCCACCGTAGCCGTATAGCGCGTTTACTTGATTACGCGCGCCTGAGCCAAACCATCCCTGAATACTCTGATTGAGAACGTAGCCCATGATGGCCGCGCCCAAAGGCGAGGGGTGGACGTTATCGTTGGTGTTCCAAGTGGCCGATCGCCAGGCACCTGTTTCGGTAGCGAGCGTGCTGTAATAATCGGCTAAGGGAATTCGGTACTCTTTGGCCAAGCGCATGATCGCCAAATTCAAGGCCATCGTTGCCGCCTGGTTGGTCGCCGTCGGCAGAATGGTGGCGGCGATCGGCATGATGCCGGCAGCCAATAGCGCGTTGTAAATCTGCTTGATGTTACTGATGATCGTTGCGGTAGCAACACCCTGGCCTACATCGTTGGTGCCGACCATGACCTCGGCCGCATCGGGTTGCCCGTAGGGGTACGCGAGCAACGTCGGCACAACGATGGCCAACACTTGATCCGAGCGCGCACCCGAATAACTGGCGTTGAATTCAAAAGCCGCCCACGATCCCCCGGAGCGCATCGCGCCGTACCAGAGCCACGCCGAAGCGCTCACCATTTTATTGATGATCGCATAGCTCGCCTGGGGGTTCGCCGTAATGAACTGCAAATTGAGCGTGAGCTGATTTTCAACCGTGATCGAATCCCCGACCCCGGCCACGAAAAAAGGCCGCGCAGCCGTCGGCGCCAAACCTTGATTGGCTTGCGGAAAAAACACATTGGGTGGCGTTGCTTGCCAGCTGTAACCGTTGCTGTAGAGCGTGCCTTTGTCGGTGGTTTGAATGGAGTACCCCACCGGCACGGAGCTCGCCGCCGGCAACGTGCTCGACAGATACGCGCCCGCAATGGAACCCGGGGTGGCTAAATTTTCAGGAAGGGGCATGGGTCACCTACTGCCAGCAAACCGTCACATCCGCGCTGCCCGCGATGACGACGGTCAAGCCGTTTTGAAGTTGTTTAGGCAAATTGAAACATCCGGTGACCGCACCGTACACCGCAATGATGGAACCCGACCCGGTGGTCGAGTCATACAGCGTGACGGTGGTGCCCGCGGTGTTGATTTCAATACCGCCCAGGATACCGGTGTTAGCGGGCACACCGTTGGTCGCGCCGACACCATTCAAAACAGTCGTGGTGCCGGCGCCGGCGAGATGCGTGTATTTCCAGCCGTTGCTGCCGGGTTGCATTTACTTGTCCGTCCGCAAAGGTCCGAGGCGGCGTTTCGTGCCGACCGGAATGGGCATGGCGAAATCCATCGGCACATCCAAGGTCGGGCCGTCGGAGTGCGCGCATTCGCCGTTCGGCTTCACCACCGGCGAGGGATCGGGACGGTAATTGTGCAATCCATACTGCTGCGAAGTGGCCGGACGTGCGGTGTCGGAATGGTCGCTCACGCGCATCGGCCGGTGAAAGTCGAAGGTTTCGACACCCAGCGGATCCTCGCGCTCCAAGAGCTCACCGAACTTGTGAACCATGCGGTTCGGCCGGGAGAAAATTTCACGCTTCAATTTCATGTGGATATACCTCCTTTCCAATTCCAGTGTCTTGCACCTACGTTGGAGCGGCCTTTGCTCCGCATGTCACTCATATTGTCTTGTTGAGTGCCTAAAAACAAATGCTCACCGGCTGATTTTTATATCTCATATATCGTCCGGGTTGAAAGGGTCTTTATCCTTGTCGCTGATCCCATGTTTTACCTTCTCCCAGCTTATCGCTGCAT